AAGCCGATAGCGCCGCATTGAAGAATGTATTAACTTCCTCAATGGGCGCGCGGCTCAACCCTTTAACCGTAGTTATAACTACCGCATCCGATAAAGAAACGGCTCCATTCGTCGAAATGCTCAAAATGTATAAAGCGATCCTACGAGGTGAGATTGAAAATGATTCCATATTTGCACATATCTTTGAACCAGACGTAGACGATGAGGAAGGCGATCCGGCAACGTGGCGCAAAGTGCAACCACACATGGGTATAACTGTTTATGAAGATTTCTATATCGACGCATACCAGAAGGCTTTATATAGTGCACCGGATGCGCTAGAGTTTCGGACAAAGTTACTAAATGTGTTTGCGGTTGATTCTACAACAAAATGGATTGAGGCAAAGCAGATAGAAGAACGATTCAAAGATATTAGAATTGAGAGTATCGGTACTTATCCGCTAACGATGGCGGCGGTTGATTTATCCGTTCGAGACGACTTTTCTACGGTTACTTATAATATCTATTCGAAAGAAAGCGGTTCTTTTCATTCGCATACAGATTACTATTTCCCGAAAGGAGCTTTGAAAGATCATCCAAATCGGGAACTTTACGAAGGTTGGGCGAAAGCAGGCTATTTAATTCTTTGCGATGGTGATATTATCGACTATCAGCAAATAGTAAACGATATACTTGCGCGTGCAAAGTATTTACAAATCATGGGAGTTGGCTATGATCCTTATAAATCGGCTGAATTTGTGAATCTTCTTACTTATTCCGTAGGCGGTGCGAGTGAATATATTAAGCCTGTAAAACAGACATACGGAACGTTTACAAGCCCTATCGAATCCTTTGAACTTGCTTTGTATCGGAGTAAGCTCACTTTTAGCCCTAATCCGATTACGCCGTACTGTTTTAGTAATGCGGTATTAGACGAAGATCGGAACATGAACAAGAAGCCAGTCAAGAAAACGCACAATGCGAAGATTGATTCGACTATAACAAACCTAATGACATTCTACTTATTTAATAACATGGAGGTATAATGAAACTATCTTTTAATTTTGAATTGGGACGTTCAAAGACGCAAAAACGCGCCTTAAATGCAGAGATGAGCACAACGGATAAAGATGCGGCGATAAACTCCCGATTACCATCGTTACCCGGTCAGCCAATAGATGTGCATAACAGTAATCAAGCAATGAAACTTTCAGCCGCATATAGATGTACTTCTATTCTTTCGGGGACTATCGCGTCTTTACCGCTTATAATTAAACGGAAAAAAGATGGATATTTCTCACCAGACGAGGAAAACGATTTATATACGATATTAACCCGTATGCCTAACCGACGAATGAATAGTTTTGAAATGGTTAGGAATATGGTTGTTCAAATCGTAAATCAAGGAAACGCCTACATCGTTATCCGTCGAAAGTTCGGTAGTGTCAGCGAACTTGTATTATGCGCAAATAATACAGTAACCTATGACAAATTGAATGATGTTTATATTATTTCTGATCCATATAACCGGATATATGGGCGTTTTGAATCCTACGAAATAATCCATCTTAAAAATAATAGTTTGGACGGGGGATATACAGGAGTAAGTACAATAATGTACGCTAACCGTATCTTTTCCATAGCCGCGAGCGCCGACAATCAGAATTTGCGAACCTTTCAAAACGGAAGTAAAATAAAGGGGCTTGTTTCCGGTGCAAAAGAGACAAATAAAGGGTTGCCCAGTGCGGGTATGACGGATATTCAACTTTCTACGGTTGGGGATCGCATAGAGGAACAATTAAACACAGGAAGAGACATTATTTCAGTTCCCGGCGATGTTGGATTTCATCAACTTTCTATAAATCCGGTTGATGCGCAGTTATTGGAAACAAAGAAATTCAGTATTCTTGATATATGTAGATTTTACGGAGTTCACCCGGATAAAGTATTTGCCGGACAATCTACTAATTACAAAGCTTCTGAAATGAGCAATGTTTCTTTTTTAACTGATACGCTGCAACCAATATTGAAACAAATCGAGGCTGAATTTAATTACAAGCTGATTCCTAATTCAGTCGCTCACTTATATAGTATTTCATTTGATTTATCATGCTTATATCAAACCGATTTAACGACGCAAGCAAGCTATTATAAAGCTTTGGAAGAAATGGGCGCTCATTCCCCGAATGATACTCGTAGGGCTTTAGGAAAACCGCCCGTTGAAGGAGGCGACAAGGTGTTTATCTCCTGCAACGTTCAACCAATCGAGGCGGCTAGTCAAAAAGTAGAGCTACCCAAAAACGAAGAAATAAACATATAGTAAAATGATATTTGCAAAATATGGAAATACGAAGTTATACAGAGTTAGGCGCTCCTAAAGTTGGAGATGGAAGAATAATCGAAGGTTATGCGGTTGTATTCGGACAAGAAAGCCGCGTATTGTACGACAGGGAAAAGCAACGCGCTTTTGTTGAGGTAATCGAAAAGGGAGCTATAACGGAAGAGTTGTTGCGTAGTTGTGATGTTAAAGCTCTGTTAGATCATAACAAACAGAGATTGTTGGCTCGATCTAATCGCGGTGCAGGTACTTTGTCGCTTGAACTTGACGACTACGGACTAAAATACAGGTTTGAGGCTCCTAGTACTCCCGATGGAGATTTCGCCGTAGAAATGATTAAACGCGGTGACATTTTCGGTTCGTCTTTTGCGTATGCTTTAAATGAAAAGGATAAAACAAAAGTTTCCTATTCAATGAAAGACGGATTGTTGCTTCGTACTGTACACATGATTGATCGGATTTCTGATATATCTCCCGTTGTTGATCCTGCTTTTTATGGTACAGACGTAACGGTGCGGAGTATGGACGATACGATAGCGGAATTGTCCGGCGAGAATAAAGACTATTTAAATGAACTTAATAATTTACGCAAATCAATTTAAAACATGAGAAAAGAATTTGAAACTATTGCTCAATACAAAGAGCAGATGCGCGCTATGTTGGATAAAGCAGAAGCGGAAAAAAGAGCACTCGACGCAAGCGAGAAAGAGCAGTTCGAGCAGTTGAAAACAAAGAAAGAGCTTTTAGAAATGAAGGTAGAACGCCGTGCGCTTGAAGATATTAACGCGGGTTTGGTGTCAGACCGTCGCGTGTTGTTCTCACAGGCTGTTTTTGACGTCGTTAATCATCGCTCTTTGGAAGAATACAACGGAGTAGTATCGGAAGGCGGTATTAAAGTTGTAGAACGTGCGGTGACTGTTACAGATACAACCGATGCGGCTAGCATGGTTCCTGTTACAATCGGTGAAATCATTGAACCGTTAGAAAAAGGCTTGATTATTGATAAACTAGGTATCAAGATGCAAAGCGGGCTTGTAGGTGACCTTGTTTTCCCAACATTGGCGGCTGTTGAAGCAACAATTCAGGGTGAAAACGTTGCGGTTACCGATACCGAATTGAATATCGACAAAATCAAGGCTTCACCCAAACGCGTATCTATTTCTATTCCGGTGTCTAAGCGTGCGATCAACCAAACGAACTACTCTTTGCAGGACGTTGTTTTGAAGCAAATTTCGCTTGGTGTCGCTCGCACTTTGAATAAATGGATGTTTTCGGGAACTGCATTGTCTGGCGCAAGTAACGGGGTATTTGTCAAAACAAAACCGAGTGTTGAATATACAAACGAGTTGACGTTTGCAAATGTTGTTTCGCTTGAATCTACCGTAATGGATGCGGGCGTAGATGTAACCGACGGTACAGCCGCCTATGTTTGCACTCCAAAGGTGTATGGCGCTTTGAAATCCACTCCCAAAGCGGCGGGATCTGCTGAAATGATCTGCCAAAACGGTATGGTGAACGGTTATCCAGTTCTTGTTACTAACTACATGGATGCCGATTCTATCGGATTCGGTGTATTCTCTAACGCTGCTATCGGTCAGTTCGGCGATATGGATTTAGTGATAGACCCGTACACCGGAGCGAAAAGTAACATCGTAAACTTCGTGTTGAATACAGATTACGACATTGTTGTAGCTCGCCCGGAAGCTTTTGCCATCGCAAAGAAGAAAGCGGCTTAATATAATTTGATTATTGATATTGAAAGGGCTTTGGCTTCACTGCCTTAGCCCTTTCTTAATTACTTGAATATGGCGCAATACGTAACACTTGAAGAGCTTAAACAGCATTTAAACGTCGATTTCGATACTGACGATACATATATAACCGGGCTTATCGAACCCGTTCAACTTCTTATCGAATCGTATCTAAATAATCCGTTAGATACCTACGTTAAGGACGCAAAAATAGATCGGCGTATCTGGCACGCGATTCGCATCCTTATAGCGAATTACTACGCAAACCGTGAATCGGTAACATTTGCCACTCCGCAAGTTATTCCGGGGCACATAGAACTACTACTGCAACCTTTAAAACGATATACGTAATGCAAGCAGGATTATTAAACGAAATGATCGCTTTTTATCGTAGCGAGTCAAAGCGCGATAATCTGGGCGGCACGTCTGAAAGTTGGGTGAAAGTATTCGATAAACGCGCATACATTCGCTTTAAGTCGGGTGCACGTAAAGAAGCGAACGGCGAGATATATAATACGACCGTTAATACGGTAATGATTCGCATCTGTAAAGAGATCAACGCTAAAATGAGGATCGAATACGACGGGCAAAAATACAAGATTCTATCTATCAATCACGACCGGAAGCAACAAGCAACGGTTATAGAAGCGGAGGTAATCAATGAGTAACGACAATTACACAGGGCGCAACTTGTATCGCGTCGAAGTGGATGCAACGCGAGTAAACGAACTACTTAAACGGTTGAACGATAAAGAAGCAAAGAAGGCAATTTCCTCCGCTCTTAGAAAATCGATTCTCATCATTCGCAAACAGGCGCAGGAAAATTTAGTTTCTGCTGTTACTGATGCAGAATTTGGAAGTTCTAAGAATGGCGTATCATTCAAACCGTTAAAGAACGAAATAAACGTAGCAGTTTATCGCAATGCTTCCGGTGCACGGGTCGACTTGATCGACCGCCGTAAAAAGGGATCACGCGCCTATATGTTGAAATGGTTTGAATCAGGAACAAAAGAACGAGCTACCAAAAAAGGAGCGAATAGGGGTATTATAAATGCTTCCCACTTCTTTTCTAATGCGGTCAAATCGAAGCAGAAAGAAGCAGAGAATTCACTAGAGAAAAATATAATTGATTCTATAATGAAAGTAGCAAATAAAAAGAAATGAGTTTATCAATAGGCGCACACGTATATAAGAGATTAAGCGACTCTACGGAGTTGGCAAAATTGGTTTCTGATAAAATATATGCTATCTCGACCAAAACGGAAACATCTTTTCCGTTTGTGATCTACAAACGCAACTCCTTAACGCCGGAATATACGAAAGATAGGTACGGCACGGGTGACACAGTTTCGGTTGAGATCGTTGTCGCCAGTGATAACTATTTGAACTCTGTTACAATCGCGGAAGAGGTACGTAAATCACTCGAAAACAAACGAGGAAGTTATGATAACTTCGATGTGATCGATTCTAAACTAATTAGCGCGAATGAGGATTTTATAGAAGATACTTTTATTCAAAGCCTCGTATTCTCATTTAAAACAGAATAATAACTAAAACACGATAAAATTATGAGTAAAGCAAAATCAGTGTTAGGAAAAGACCTAATGTTATTCATCGACGGTAAAGCCATCGCACTTGCCACATCTTGCAAATTGGGGCTTTCGGCTGAAACAATCGACACACAAAGTAAAGATTCGGGTATCTGGACGGAAAAGGATATTAAAAAACTTTCTTGGAACGCTTCCAGTGAAAACGTATTTAGCGCGGATGCAGATGCGAATAGCTACGATAAACTATTCGCTTTGTTCTTGGCGCATAAACCTGTTGTTTTGAAATTTGGCGTTGTTGGCAATCCTGACGTAAACGAAATGCCCGCCGCCGGATGGACGCTAGCGGAAGGTGCATATACAGGTAGTGCGGTTATCACTTCGCTAGAAGCAAATGCGCCGGATGGAGACAAAGCGACACTATCAATCAGTTTCGAAGGAACCGGACCGCTTGCAAAGGAAGCAGCTAGTAAATAACTTACGGGCGGTGTTTTGCCGCCCTCTAAACGACTTATTCAATGAGAACAATATCACTTAACGGAAAAGATTTTTCTTTGAAATATACGCTCCGTGCGTTCTTTGTATTCGAAACTATATCCGGCTATCCGTTCCAGTTTGGAAAGATGTTAGACGAGTTTCTTTTGTTTTACTCGTTCCTGCTTGCCTCTAATCAGGAATCGTTCAAAATGGAATTTGAGGAATTTATAGAATTATGCGAAAATGACTTGACGCTATTCGAACAATTCAAAGAATTTATCTTGAATGAAATCAAGCTACGTTCGCAGATGGCAGGAAATGACGTAAAAAAAAAGAAGGTGACGACGCGGAAACGAAAGCAGTAAGTATTCGCGAACTCTATTCGCGTGTTGTCGGAGAAGGCGGCATCGCTCCCGATTACTTCCTCGATAAAATGAACTTTATCGAGGTCGAATCGTTTATAGACGGATTGAATCGACGCAATCGGGAAGCGTGGGAACAAACTAGATTGTTAGGTTTCATTATAGCACAATCTAATAGCACAAAAACGCTAAAGCAAACCGATATACTCCGGTTCCCGTGGGATGAAGAAGAAAAGAAAGATACGAGCGTAACGGACGAAGAGATGCAACGATTACGAGCTAAAGCAAAAGAAGTAGAATCACAATTAAACACGCATAAAGATGTCTGATATAGTAACAAGATTATTGCTTAAAACGAATGACTTTGACGCAAATCTAAATAAGTCGAAGAAGAATGTAAACGGGTTTCAAAGCGACATTTCTAAAATGTCGGGCGTTGCAGTATCGGGAGTTATGAAGTTCGCCGGGGTTCTTGGTATTGCTGTAACTGCCTCGGAAGGTTTCAATAAAGTAATGAATAGCAGTCAGACGCTAGGAGATGAATATGCCCGTACTATGGACGGCTTAAAAGGTGGCGTAGACCAATTTTTCTACTCTATCGGTAGTGGAGACTGGACGCCGTTCATGAACGGGTTAACCGAAACTATACGTCTAGCACGCGAAGCATACAACGCGATGGATCAATTAGGAAATACAAAGATGTCATTCTCTTATTTTGATGCAAAGAATCAAGCAACCATACAAGAACAAATAACTATCTTAAAAGATAAGGATTCAACGGAAGAGCAAAAGAAAGCAGCTAGGGAACTATTAGACAAGACGCTGAAAGACCAAGAGGAAATCGTAGGACAATATAAACAAAGAAGTCAAAACGCATTACAAGCAATGGTAAAGGCGGCAATAGGACTTGACGGCGTAGATGTTTCGGCAATAGATATAGATAAAGTATTGAGATTAGATGTATCTTCGGCAGGCGATGAACAAAAGGCACAATTAGCGAAACAGTATAAAGACTTCGTAGATGAATACGATCGTTTGAAAGCCAAATTCACAACTTACGAAACGGTGGGTTCTGGAATGAATGTGCACACGGTTACAATAACAGATACAAATGCATTGAGTAATGCAATAAGCCCGATGTTAGCGAAGTATCAGGATGCAATACAATATAACGCGATTTTAGTAAAGAAGAGTGATGAATGGTTGCAGAATTTAATAAACGTTGCAACGGCGGCAGAGGCGGCGGGACGAAATTTATCTAGTATGACGAAAGCGGCGAACCGTGCTTCACAGTCAGGAATAGGCGGTAAAACGCCAAAGGAAGAACCGAAAGAAGGCTCTATCGCTTGGTATGACACGCAAATCGCAGAGCAAAATAAAAAACTTATTGCTGAAACCGACATGCAAGCGCGTTCCGCCATTCAAGCAACAATTAATGAACTCGAATCAAAGAGGATAAGTTTAAAGTTTGTTGTAGAGCAAGAAACGTTCAAAAGTGCTCATGGTGAAATGAAAGACGGTGCTTTGTCTCTTCCGGTAAAACCAACGTATAAAGATAAAGTTCCTACTCATGGGAAAGAAGGTAAAAACTTAAAGTTGCCGAAATATGATCCGCTATTTAAAAAAGAAGATGTAGACTTGAACGAAGATTATGCCGATTCGCTTTCGGCTATTGGTGGTGTAATGAGTTCTCTATCTGGAATTACCGATAATAGTGCAGCGTCTTACTTACAATGGGGCGCAAATGTAATGTCAAGTGTCGGGCAGGCTATTCAATCTATCACAAAACTAATTGCGGCTAAAGAAGCGGAGGCAGTAATCAATGGTGTAGCATCGGCAACCGAAACACCCGTTGTTGGTTGGCTATTGGCGGGTGCAGCTGTTGCCTCTGTGCTTGCCGCAATGGCTAGTGTCCCTAAATTCGCAGCGGGCGGTATTGTTCCCGGTGCATCTTTTACGGGTGATAAGGTTCCGGCTTTACTTAATTCGGGTGAAATGATTCTGAACGGATCACAACAAAGTAACTTATTTAAGATGCTAAATTCAGGTTTGTATGGTTCTTTATCACAAAAAATCGCGCCATCAATGGAAGATCAAAGCGTTCGCTTATACAGTGATGTCGAAATAAGAGGGGATCGCATATTTTTAGCATTACACAACCATATAAAGAAAACAGGTAAAAAACTATGGTAAATTACGGCACTATCTACACGCTTCCTTTCAAATCCAGAAAGGAAGTATCTTATTTGATTGAGATACAAAAAGAGAATTATGAAGGAAAAAGTACAGAATTGGTCGGTAGTGGAAATTCTCCTTTTTCCGTGATAATCGAGGACGAGGATTTTTTATATACACCGACTCGCTTTTCTTCTGCTTCAATCCGTATTGTTGGAGGTGACTATTTGCAAAATTTGTATTCGACCGGATACCAACAATACAGAGTATTATGTAAGCGAGGAAATGATATTATTTGGACTGGCTTCATAAATCCAGAGTTATATACACAGGATTACACGTCTACAAAATTCGAACTAGAAATAGAATGTAGTTCTGCTATGAGTACACTCGAATATGTTAACTACAAACAAAAGAACGCCGAACAGCGAACTTTTATTAGTTTCTGGGAACTATTTAGAATGTTCATTGAGCAGTCTCGCGGGTGTTATTCGTCTATATTTATTCCTCATGTGTATGCTAAAAACGAAGATGATTATAATAACGATCTGAACGTATTTGAAGATATGACGATAAGTGAACAAAACTTCTTCGATGAGGATAACAAGGCTATGACTCTAAAAGAAATCTTAGAAGAGGTTTGTAAGTTCTTAAATTGGACGTGTGTAGATTGGCAGGGAGATTTATATTTTGTTGACATAGATCACAAAAGTACTTATTATAAATATGATTGCGACCTGAACACGTATTCTAAAACTACGCCTATTGCATTGAATGTTTCGGATATTGGTTTTGCAGGATCAGAACACTTTTTAGATATTTTGCCGGGATATAATAAAGCGACTGTAAAATGTAGTAATTATCCTATTGAGGAAATCAAGATAACCGAAGATTTTGATAAGCTAAAATTATTATCAAATATCGGAGAAGTATCTACTAATCTGGGTAACGGCAATACAAGACATACACAGAGGGAGGTTTTATATCCTAATATTTTAACGATGCACCAATTCACTTATAAAAATGGTGTTTTGTCTCCTGTTACAGACTTGTCTATTTATAAAAACAAGAGCAATGCCGACGAATTACTAGGGGCTATTCCATTAAGATACGCCTCTTATGAGTCCGGGCTAAAAACGCCAACTACGCAATCGTACAATTATGAGTGTGCAATACAAGTCCGACAACGTTGTGGAACAAAATACGATCCTATTAACGACGTAACCCCCAATTCGGTATTTAATGACTCGATTGTAGTTATCGGCGCAAAGAAAGACGCTTTATTTTTAGGGAAGGGAGGAGCTCTTTCTCTCAATATGAGTATTAAGGTTTTGCAAAAGGATAAATATGATTCTCCCTTTGGTGGCGGTTTGGTTCCTTCCGAGGATGGTATTACATATTTAAAAGATATAATTAAAGTAGGAATAAGAATTGGCGATAAATATGTTTCTAAAGATAATTACGGGCGGTTTACGTGGAGTGATACCCCGTCTACTATGTCTATAAATTTAGATCAATCTAGTGTAGAAAATGCTGATGGAAAAATGGGAACGGGGTTTGTCTCATTGTATAAAACATACGGAGTACTTGGTAAGTATTCTGATGCAGACGGTGTTGTAATGGATATTCCGACTAATTTATTTGGCACGCTTGAAATGTCTATATATGCTCCAATATTGACGGAAAGAGAGGGGCAAGTTCCGTACGGATATTTGATAAAAGACCTTAAATTAAGATATTGCCAGCCGTTAGATATGGACGACGATAAAGACTCCGACCGGATTTACGAGAATGTTGTTAATGAAAACTTTATTAATGAATTAGACGAAATAGAGTTTAAGATTTCGAGTTATAACAACGATGGAGCGTGCTACAGTAAAGTTTTGTTATTAGATGAATATTTGAAAGATAACCTTTATTCATCTATTGAAAAGACTTTGATTCGCCCGGAAGAGCTTTTAATAAGAAGAATTATTAATCAATACGGAGCTACCAAAATAAAACTAACACAGGTATTATTAAATAGTGACTCTATAACTCCTATATCCGTTCTTTCGGATAACTACATGAAAGGAAAACGTTTCATGATAGCAGGCGGAGAAATAGATTTCGCCAATGAACAATTTACCTGTAAAATGATAGAAGCATAATGACGATTCAAATAAAAAATAAAGCTATTCCATCATCGCCTCGGTCGAAAAACTATCCGTCCGGGGCGATTGTAAACGTGTCGTCTGGCGGTGGTACTGGAATGACTACCAACGGCGGCGGATCAAACGTCACTATTCTAGGAAAAGACGATTTGAGATCGGCGACAGATTTAAATGTTTTCTCATCTCTTCGCACGCTTGCGGAGATATTATCTATAATTGTAACGAAAGACGACACCGAAACGAAGCTAACAGATAGTAATGTTTTATCGTCACTCCGAGTAAACAAAGAACTTGATACAATCAACGAAAAGTTTAAGGAGGCTATCGACTCTTTAAAAGACTTATATCTATCCAAAATAGCGCCAGACGAAACGCAATTTCTTATCAAGTTGTTAGGCGGTTTAATCGTTGATAACGGGCTAGACGTAACGAAGGGTATTTCTACGGATACGTTAACCGCAACGACGGTAACAACGCAAATACTCAACGTTCTTGATAAACTGATTGCCAAATCAGCGACTTTTTCTGACAATGTGACTGTATCTAAGAAAACGACAACACTAAACTTACTTGTTCAAGAGCTTGCAGAAATACACGATCTAAGTGTATCTCACGTTGCTACTTTGATGGGTACAATAGTAAAGGACTATATATCTTCCGAATCTTTTGTCAGTGGTTTTGGCGGCGAAGGAATGAAGATATACAAAGCGGTCACGGGTGACTGGAATATGGAAATTGATAATCTTACAGTTAGAAAGATATTTTCCGTATTTGAGTTGGTCGTTCAAAAGATAACTTATCAGGGTGGTATGATTATTCGTTCCGCCGCGGGTGGTAAATTAACCAAAGTGATCGACGGCGGTTCATATTGGAGATGCGAGCATGATAGCACGGATGATTTCGTTCAAGACGATCAAATAATATGTCAGGCGTTCACGGGTACGGCAACAAAACGTTATTGGCGTTTAGTTACTTCTGCCGGAGCGGGCTATTTTAATCTATCTAAAGTAGACTGTGAAGAAGGAAGCGGAATACCCGAAACCGGAGATAATGTGGCAGTATTAGGCAACAGAACAAACACTGCTAGGCAAAAAGCACAAATAGATTGCGCTGTTGGTGATTCCGCACCTTATCGGGATGACTACGACGGAATTAATTCCTATTCGCTTGTAAATCGGTTGATTACACGTATCGGAAATCTTAACGGTATTACTGATGCTGTATTCGGTGTATTAACTGGCTCCGGTTTGTATGGCACTAATGTTTATTTAAAAGGTACATTTGTACTTCATTCTGGAAAGAAAATAGAAGAAGCAATCGACGATGTTAAAAACGATCTAAATGGGAGAATAACCGATGTAGAGACGAACTTTGAAATTCGTGAAGGACAAATTTCTTCTAAGATTAAAGAAGTTAATATTGCCGTATCGAACGTGAAACAGAGCGAAACGAACGCTTTCGGTAGCGCTTCTTCTGCTTCCTCGTCTGCTACCACTGCCGGACAAAAAGCTGCGGACGCTTCCGGTTCGGCTGCATCCGCCGGAGTTTCTGCAAATAACGCGTCTAAAAGTGCCACAGATGCACAAGGAGCCGCGACTAATGCCGGGAAGATATTGGAGGAAGTAACATTAAAAGAAAGTTCTATAACTCAAACAGCCGGAGAAATTTCTACAAAAGTAACCGAAGTTAATAAAAAGGTAACCGAAGCGAATACCGCCGCTACAACCGCTTCGACTAAGGCGGCAGAAGCATCTACAAGTGCCGGAACAGCTTCAACCAAAGCAGGGGAAGCATCTACATCTGCAACTAATGCGAAAAACAGCGCCTCTACTGCTAGCACTAAAGCGGGAGAAGCTTCTACTTCCGCGACAAATGCGAAAAATTCAGCAGATAGTGCAGCGGCAAAGCTCACTACCATTTCCCAAAAAGAATCTAGTATCAATCAGACGGCAAGTAGTATCACATTACAAGTTAAAGAGGTGACAACTAAAGCTAATGAAGCTGCTAATTCTGCAACAACTGCCGCAACTAAAGCGGGTGAGGCTGCTAGTTCAGCAACTAATGCGGCAAAAAGTGCTACAGACGCAAAGGCGCTTCTCGATAATGTAGATGGCAAGTATGTAACCAAGACGGTATACGATTCAGAAATTAAGGTGTTAAGCGATAGTATTGCGCTAAAAGTGTCACAATCGAGTTTCAATGCACTAGGTACACGAGTAAGCAATGCAGAAAGTACAATATCACAGCATACAAACCAAATTTCATTAAAGGCTTCACAAACAGATTTAACAGCGCTTGGCGCTCGCGTTTCCTCTGCCGAAGCAAAGATTACATCGGAAGCGATTAATTTAATAGTAAAGAGCCAGACTGAAAATATTGCAAATTCCGCTACATCTGCCTTGCAAAACCGAATTATTGAAACCGGAATTGATATAACAAACAAATGTGTTACGGTGAAGGCTGATACTTTTCGCGTGCAAGATACGCTGGGAAATGAAATAGCGGTATTTAAAACCAATGCTGCCGGAAAGCCTATTCTTAGGGCTGAAAATATAGATGTTGACAATCTTTTCGTTAAAAAACTAGCTGCTGTAGAAGGTACAATTTCAGGCTTTAAAATTTCGGCTGATAGTATTGGCTTAAATGATTCAGCAGCAACAGGTACCCAAAACAATGGCTTATACATCTCAAAAGCCTTAATTAAAACCTCTAAAGGGAATTATGTAAATGAAACCTATACTGATGCAAGCGGAGCAACCAAGACTCGTTTAGTATGGAAAAATGGTTCATTTGCGGGAATGGGGACTAATATTCTTCCCGGTTCTTCTGGTATGAATATGCTTGGACGATTTGACTACGAAGGAAGCGAATATAATTTAGGTGTAGCATTACACTGCAAATACAGACCTAGTTATACGCACCCGTGGTACATTCAGAGGGCTTTTGAATACGATGGCAATGTATTTGGAATCGGTCGGCGTGCTATTTTTGAAGATGGATATGTTGGAGCAGCCTACACGGATATAATAACAAGTAATATAGCGAATACTCATACTTATGTATTTACCTCGATCTCGTCCACATTAGTAGCGATTAATCTTCCGGGACGTGCTCAACTAGAGAAGCTTGGAATTTCTAATAACACTTTCTTCGAGTTGCGGATAATGGTTACCTGGGAACCCGGTTCTAATAAATGGCTAAGAATTAAAGGCTGCACAGATGGTCGCCTGTTGATGGGCGTCAATGTTGCAAATGCGAATCTATGGGGAGATGGTTGTGCTGATATTTCAGGTGGGAATATGTTTAGAATAAGATATATGAATAGTCACTATTACCTATAATTACAATAATGAAAATAGACTTTAGAAAAATTGAAGTAACAGACCTTGAAGGGAATAAAAGTACCTTCGATGTCAGCAAAGAGTTAGGTAACACAATCTACAATAATACTACCGACTTGGGCGAATTGGAATTTGCGCAAGAAGTTTATAAACATGGCGAAGTGGAAGTAGATTCAGAAAAGGCGGAAATTATACGCAAGTACATGGAAGTAGGACGTTTTTTTGCCCGCATCAAAAAAGGTGTATTTGATCTATTAGACAGTATTAACAATGAAAAATAAAAAGATTATGGCAACAAAAATTTTGAGTGAAAAAACAAGAACTACGCAAGTAGAAGCGATCGCAAAAGAAGGTGAATATGAATATCAGACAACATATTCGTACAATGAAAATGGTATAACTCGTTTGCAGTGTTGTATTATCCAAAAAGCGAAAACAGATTTAGGCGAGCAGACTGTGCACGCTGGGTATATGGCTTTAGAAGGTGATAGCAAGTCTATGAACTTTCCTACAGGTATTGATATGGTACCGCATATCTCTATGTTCGAAAATATATTGAAGGAAGTAAATGAGGGACTAACTACTAAATAGTAGCTATCCAAAACGAACAAAATACAGCTACAAGTAAAAATATGGACGAATGGTTAAAAATCATAGGAGCGTTAGGAGGATTAGAGGCGATCCGCTTTACAGTTACGTTTCTAGCGAATCGCAAAACGAACGCCAGAAAAGAAAAGGCTACGGCGGATTCTATGGAACTTCAAAATTTACTTTCTATCATTGACAATCTAAACAAGCAGATTGAACGGTACGACGAACGATTAAAACAACGAGACGAGAAAGTAGATACGATTTATCGAGAATGGAGAACCGCACAGGCAGAGGCGCAAAATTGGATGCGTAAATACTACGAGCTTGAATTAGCTTTGAAGGATGCGGAACACAACCGATGTGATAGACCAGACAGCGAGTGCAGCCGGAGAACTCCGCCGCGTAGACCAATAACTATTAATCAAAACAATAAGGAGACAGCAGAATGAAACACTTCACTATTAAAGAGCTTGCGCACTCCGATACGGCGTTAGCGAAAGGAATTGATAATTTCCCAACAGCGGAAGCTATCAACAATTTAACAAAGCTAGTAGATAATGTACTCGATCCGTTACGCGAGAAATACGGTAAGCCGATCCGCGTTAGCTCTGGGTATCGCAGTGCAATTCTTAATCGTAGCGTTAACGGTGCGACATCTAGCCAACATCGACTAGGGGAAGCCGCCGATATTACGGTAGGAAGCAAAGAAGAGAACCGGAAGCTATTCGAAATAATCAAAAGCGAATTACCTTTCGACCAGTTAATCGACGAAAAGGATTTTTCTTGGGTACACGTGTCATTCAGAGAAGGACGTAATCGGAAACAAGTACTAAAGCTATGAAACGGCTAGTTTATATTATCATATTGTTAATATTGGCGGTGTGTTTTACGTCTTGCCAAACTCAATATATCCCGGTTGAGTCCGTCCGCACTGAATACAAAACGCGCGATAGCATCCGGATTGATAGTATCTATCAGCGTGATAGTATTTATACGCTCGTAAAGGGTGATTCAGTTTATCAGTATAGATATAAGTATCTGTATCGCTACCTAACAACGAATCGCACCGATACTATTCTTAAAAACGATTCTATTCGTGTGCCTTATCCGGTTGAAAGGAAGTTGAACCGATGGCAAAGTTTAAAGATGGAGCTAGGCGGATGGGCTTTCGGGATTGTTGTTGCTTTTATTTTGATAATAATAGGGCGAATAGTATACAGGTGTAGAAATAAGTAGTACCTTTATCGGAGAATCTTAAAAATTCCAATCCACGACGGTGGAACGTGCCTTGACTGTGTAGTCGGGGCTTTTATTTATATACAATAAGAAAACCCCGCAACGGCTCAAATTGCGGGGCTGATGTCAAATAAGAATCTTAACCGATTTTAAGCGATGTTTGATGAATCATTTCGCTTACATCCTTCAAGGCATTTAAAAATGTTTGAAGTTCATTATCAGTAAAGCGAGCCTTTTTCCCGTTTACGATGTTACCGTTAATTCTTTGATACAGCCAATTTCTTGACTTACCGAAATACTTCTTTGCGATATAGCTAAACGAAATAGCCTCCGGCAATTCTCCGAGCTTATCCCGCAATATAGCTTCTTCCGCTCTTTCTATGAAATCATTGCAAGCGGCTACGGTTGCTTTTAATCCGGATTCAGACGCTTTTTTATAGGCTTCTCGCTGATCTTCTGGCAGTGCGTTATATTTGGCTTGCATTTCTTTTTTGAAAGCGTCCCTTTCTTCTTGTGTAGATAAGGTTTTAAATCTTTCAAAATCCGCTTTCATTTCGGGCGTTGGCAAACAAGCGTTTATATCTATCATATTTTAAAGTTTTAATCCCTCCCCGAAGGGAGGGAGGTTAATTACTCTTTTAATTTTTCCCGAATCTCATTCATCCGGTCGAGTATGTCATTTATTAATGCTTCTCTTTCTTTTTCATTTTCGGGAACCCCGTAGGCTTCGTGGAATGAAGCGAGAAGTTTTAAATTCTCATACTCTTGTTCTAATTCCTTTCTTTCTTCATCTTTCATTGGTTAAACATTAAAATTAAGAACTCTTATTTGACTTTACAAAGATAATAAGCATTTGCTTATTATACAAGTTTTTGGCGAATTATTTTAGTGAATTAATATAATCTATTACTTTTCTATTCGCTTTATCTATTTGCTCTAAATCGTAATCTATATAAATTCCGGTTGTTTTGCATCCGAATTCGTGCCCCAAAGCTAAAGATATTACATCTTTCGATATTCCTATTTTATGCGCTATTGTAGCCCATGTATGGCGCGCCCAATACGAGGTGATGTCGGGAAATAAAATATCTCTAATCTTTTTCCCGCCTAATCCTTTTCGTTCGAAATTTCCCAGTTTTTGCAAACCTCTATTCATTGCTGCCATATACTTTCTATAATTGTAATCGTTGGTTTCGAGCGTGTTTAGTAGAAATTTATTTCCTTTATACCTGTTTATTATCTCCATTGCTTCCGGTTCTACTTTAATAGAGTATAGCTTTCCTGTTTTTTCTCGTTTATATTCTATGCGTCCGTCAACTATTTGTTTGAGGTTAAATAAGTCTATTGCGTTTATTCCAATTAGATAAAACATAAGCATGAATATATCTTGATACTCCTTTTGATATTCTTCTCCGTTGAAGTCTCTTAGGGTAATAAGTTGATCCGGCTTTAACGATCGTTTTCTAGTTTCCTCCCTTTCTATTGTGAACTTCCTAAATGGATATAGCTCCGTTTCCTCATTATCTATGGCGTGATTGAAAACCGCCCTGATATTCCTTAAATGGATTGAGATCGAGTTAGTTTTTATCCCAGTATCCTTTAGCCATTTATTGAACGATTCTAGCCATTTCCTTGTCATCGTTTCAAATGTACAGGTCGGATCATAGGCAAGAATCTTATTTTTTGTAGCTTTATATAGAACGATTGTATTTTCTTTTGTTTTTGTAGCTACAAACTCATCTATATAGCTTACGAAAGTTTTACAGGTAGATTCATTTTTGATAAATTTTAGAATGTAGTCTTTTAACGCTTTATCGCTCATTCCTTTTAACTTCTGATTATCGTCAAGTATAACGAGTAACATTTCAACACGATTAATAAGATTCCGAATTGCTACGTTCTTAGCTTTATGATTCTTTGCGTTCTTATTATACTCTGTGCCCGTCCATGTTTCCGGTGTAGCGCAAAAATCAGTGCATAACATTATTTGTCCTTTGTGTCTGACTTGTAGTTTAACCGGAAATGTCCCATCTTTCTTTTCTCTGCGAGTGTCTAAGTAAAAACCAACTGTTGCCATATTATTATCATTTTTAGTATATATACGCAAACAACGTATTAACGGGATAGCGCGATAATAATGCAAGATGAAAATTTGCATTAAATTTGCATTTTTTCTTTTGAAAATACCCGTTTATAACGCCTAAAAACGATACTTTGATATAGATATAGGGCAATAAAAAAGCCTCTTACTTGTTTGTAAGAGGCTGATAATCAGATAGTAGTGGGTACGAGAATCGAACTCGTATTACATGCGTGAGAGGCATGTGTCCTAA